CAAACCCTGCACTTCTGATACTTGATGAATATCATCAGCATAAGACAACCGAATTCTATGACCTTGGAATCGGATCAAATACAAAAGAACCATTGCTGATGATCATAACAACAGCCGGAATGGATCTGACTTATCCATGTTATGTTACAGAATACCAGTATTGTTCAAAAGTCCTGGACCCAAACACAGATGTTGAAAATGATGAATACCTGATTGATATCTGTGAAATGGATCCAGAAGACTACGAGGATATAACAAATCTGGACAATGAGGAATTATGGAAAAAGGCAAACCCGATCAGGATGACTTATCCGGAAGGAATTGAGAAGATTCGTGGTGAATATAAGATTGCCAGAGAGCAGTCAGAACACATGACTGCTTTTCTCACGAAGTGTCTGGACGTCTGGGTACAGGCCAAAGAAGGCGGCTATATGGATATGGCTAAGTGGAAAGACTGCGAATTAAAAGAACTTCCAATCGAATTATATGGTCAACCGGTCTACGTAGGCTTTGATATGTCGGCAAAAACAGACTTGACGTCAGTAACATTTATGATTCCGTATCTTTCCGGGGAATATGACGGAAATGGAAAAGAAATTGTGAAATATTATTTCTGGACACATAGTTTTATCCCTACTAGAGAGAAATTGCATGAACATATCGTGAAAGACAAAGTTCCATATGATGCATGGGAACGTCAGGGCTTTTTGGAAGTAACTGATACACCAATCGTGGATCAGGGAAGAGTTATGAGATATGTGATGGAAGAATGCGAGAAGTACAATTTAAAAATACAGTGCCTTTGCTTTGATCCAGCTAACGCAAGCAAGCTTATGATGGACCTCTCAGATGAAGGCTATGATGTAGAGGAAGTGTTCCAGAGCCATAAACACTTAAACGAAGCAACACAGGGATTCAGAGAGCAGGTATTCTGCAAAAATGTGGGATATTTGCCCACTACTTAATTACGCAATGAGCAATGCAGTAGTCCGCCAGAGCAACGGACTGATAAAGATTGACAAAGACGCAACAACAAAACGAATCGACCCGGTAGACGCAACCTTATGTGCTTATAAGCTGGCAATGTTTCATCAGTTCGGGGATGATTACGGTGACTATATTGATAGTTTTATCGAGGACATTTTACATGAAAATCACGCAGATTATTAAAAAAGCATGGAATAACCTGATTGGATCATCTGATGATCTGAGCGATGAAGAATTGCTGGAGTGGATTGGAATTGATACGAGTCTGAAAAAACAGGAAATAAATGAAATCACATATTTTACCTGCTTAAAGATGCTTTCCGAGACAATGGGTAAACTTCCACTCAAATTTTATCAGCAGACAAATCAGGGTAAGATAAGGGCTGAGCCAAACGATGCAGCCAGACTGCTGATGAACAGACCAAACAAAATCATGACACCGGCAACATTCTGGGGCACAGTAGAATACAACTGCGAACATTATGGCAATGCCTATGTATGGATTCAGACAGCCTTTGAAAAGAAAGGCAGATATGGCGGGGAATATCGGATTCTGGGATTCTGGGTCATGCAGAGCAATTATGTACAGGTTTTGTACGATAACGCAGGAATCTTTGGAAATAACAATGGGGGACTGTATTATCGATACAGTGATCCGTTAACTGGGAAACAATATACTTTCTCAGAGGAAAATGTACTGCACTTTAAAACATGGTGCACGATTAATGGAATCCTTGGGAAGCCTGTGCGGCAAATTCTGAAGGATTCAATCTCAGGCGCAATAGAATCGCAGAACTATTTGAATAAGTTGTATGAAGGTGGTCTGACGGCATCAGCAGTCTTACAATACACAGGTGATCTGGATAAAGGAAAACGACTGGCTTTACAGAAAGAATACAATAGTCTTTTAACAGGAGCGAAGAATGCAAAGAAAGTGGTTGCTGTTCCGGTAGGAATGACGCTACAGCCATTAAATATCACCCTGGCAGATGCCCAGTATGCTGAATTAAAAAAGTATTCTGCATTGCAGATAGCTGCAGCATTTGGAATCAAACCTAATCAGCTGAACAATTACGATAAATCCAGCTACTCCAACTCAGAAACTCAGCAGCTCGCCTTTCTGGTAGACACAATGAGCTACCGCCTGACACAGTACGAACAGGAGATCAACTATAAATGTCTGAGCCAAAAAGAAATAAACGCAGGATATTACTTTAAATTCAACGAGAAAGCGATTCTCAGGACAGATTCAAAGACACAGAAAGAGGTCGTGACAGGATACGTACAAAACGGTCTGTATACGATAAACGAGGGCAGAGACGCGTTAGACCTTCCAAAGGTTGAAGGCGGAGATGTCAATATGGTAAACGGAACTTATCAACCAATCACTCATATCGGAGCAGCATATGGAATCAATCAGGGAGGTGAAGGAAGTGGAGATTGATGTAAGAGGAGATATTATCGGGAATGACGATAAATGGATCTATGACTGGCTGGAATGGGACTCAACCTGTCCAAATGATATTAAAAATGCTTTGTTGACGATGCCGGCAGATGATAAGCTTATTGTGAACGTTAATTCCGGCGGTGGTTCGGTAATGGCAGGCCAGGAGATTTACAGTCTGCTTCATGGCAGAGAGGATGTAGAGATTCATATTCAGTCACTTGCCGGAAGTGCGGCAAGCGTGATTGCGATGGCAAATACCTGCAAGATGAGCCCTGTGGCAACGATTATGATTCATAACGTATCCATGAGCGGAGCATCTGGCGATTACCACGCCATGCAGAAAAATGCAGAAGTCTTAAAAACCATGAATAGTGCACTGGCAGAAGCTTATATTGCAAAAACCGGCAAGACCAAAGATGAGATCCTGAAGATGATGGACAAAGAAACATGGATCACAGCCAGCCAGGCGCTGGAAATGGGATTTATTGATGAAGTTGAAGAACTTCAGACACAAATGACCAATAGCATCAATGGAATTCGACTTACAGAGGAAGTCCGGCAGCAGGTGACAAAAGAGAAAGAACTGCAGGACAAAAATGAACAACTGAAAAATGAACTTTTAAACGACTTGGACAAATATGGTGTCTGAGTCATTTTTTATCTGGAGGTAAATATGAATAAAAAATTACTCGAATTATTAAATCAAATCAATGAAAAGAAAACAATGGTTCAGAACCTTGTAGAACAGGGAAAACTGGAAGAAGCAAAGGAAGCAAAAAACGAGCTGGAAGATATGCAGGCGAAATTTAATCTGTTAAAAGATGTAATGGATCCGGCAGGAAATGGAACCGTTGAAGCACAGAATACGACCGCAGTGCCTGATGGAGAACCGAAAGATTCTACAAAAGAATTTGCGAATGCGGCTAGAAGAGGCTTCAGAAACGCAACCATGACAGAAGGGACACCTGCTGATGGCGGATACACTGTTCCGGAAGACATTCAGACCAGAATAAACGAGTACAGAAGTGCTAAATTCTCTCTGCTCAGCTTAGTTGATGTTCAGAGCGTTACAACAAATAAAGGACAGAGAACCTTTAAAAAGCGTGCTCAGCAGACCGGTTTTACAAAAGTGGGCGAAGGTGGGAAAATCTTAGGAAAGAATACACCACAGTTCGAAAGAAAGACATATGAGATCAACAAATACGCAGGCTATTTCCCTGTTTCAAATGAGCTTCTGGAAGATTCTGACGCAAATATCACAGCGACACTCACAAGCTGGATCGGAGATGAGTCAAGGGTAACAAGAAATAAGATTATTCTTGAACAGCTGCAGACAAAGGCAGTGACTGCAATGGCATCTGTTGATGATATCAAGAAAGCACTGAACGTAACCCTTGGACAGGCGTTTAAAGCAACTTCTGCCATCGTGACCAATGACGATGGTTTGCAGTGGCTCGACACATTAAAAGACAATGAAGGCAAATATCTCCTTCAGCCAGATCCAGCTAATCCTATGCAGCTTAGAATTTGCGCCGGCGCAACTATCGTTCCTGTATACGTAATCCCGAATGCAGATCTTGAGTCAGATACTAAGACTGCAAAAACCAGAAAAATCCCGATGTTTATCGGCGACCTGAAAGAGGCAATTGTATTCTGGGACAGAAACCAGATGACTCTGATGACATCAAATATCGCGCAGATCGGAACATTAAATGCATTTGAGGAAGATTTGACTATTTTCCGCGCAATTGAAAGAGAAGACTGCACAGTAAAGGATGATGCAGCGTATGTTTATGGACAGGTTTCCATCACAGATGCAACAGTATCCGGATCATGATAAGGTGGTGGGTATATGGATATTGATGCCGTAAAAGAATACCTGAGAATCGATGATGATGCTGATGACACAACCATCGGCATCATGATTGATGCGGCAAAAGAATATATCAAAGATGCCGTAGGGCGTTGCGATGAAGAAAATCCGAAGACAAAGCTGCTGTTTTATGCACTTATGCAGGATTTTTACGAAAATCGTGTTCTGACGGTAAAAGAATCGGATAAACCGCGTCTTGCTCATGTGACTAACTCAATTGTTCTGCAACTTCAGGCGCAATTACTGCAGGAGGAGAATGATGGTTGATGTTGGAAAATTAAACAGGCGAATCACATTTCTTCGTCTGGAAACCGAAGAAGACGAAATGGAGCAGAGTAAATCAGAATGGAAAGAATACTGCACTGTTTGGGCTACAGTAAAACCATATAAGTCATCGGAATATAACTTTATGGGAAAATTAAAACCAGAAGTTACGCATAGAATGTACATACGGTTTCGCAGAGACATAAGCACAGATAT